CAGTGCTTCTATAAGAACTAGATCCAGCATGTGATAGTTGAACAAGATATTTAACACTTCTCCAAATAGATGTATCTATTGTGTCAAATACTGTTGCTGATTCTATACCGTTTATTATTACTGAATTGTTACCGTCTCCACCAAGGGAATCTGCCCTAAAAGAAGTTGTATCAATTAAATCAGTATAGTCTTGTCCTGTTGGACGATCACCAGTCTCAAATCTTGCTTTTAGTTGGTTAACAGGAAGAATTGCCATATCAAAGATTATATCATAAAATATAGTTATTCAAACCAATGATGGCAATGCCAATTGGTGGTACATCTGTAGGACTATATCCAGGAACAGTAATATTAGTTATTTTGATTCTAAATGGTAAAACGCTTATGACCTCTGAAAGTCTTTTACTTTCACAAGTAATGATTTCAGAAAATCTTTTGGTAGGTAATATTTTTGAACTAGCCATTAGTCAGTAATGTCCTCTATCATTTTTACTTTACCCTGAAGTACCGTCCAAACAATAGAGTTATCAAATAAAGATATTTGAATATCAAACTGATCATCTGTTTCTAAAATTTCAGTTTCATCATATGCTAAAAATACAGTAAACTCTCCTGGACCATCGTCTGGATCTGCTGAAGGATAAACTGTTAAAACTGGATTGCTTGTAGCACCATCTCTATAAAAGTCCATTTTAATATTCCAGTCTGCAATAGTTAATGGATTACCAGCATCGTCTTGTACATACATTCTAAAAGATGCTGTATCTCCTCTTACCATTGTCCAAACTGATTGTGGTGGAATACTTCCAATATCATTAATTCCACTTGTTCTATATTGTGCCATTATGCTAGACCTGCTTTCATAGATCCCCAAGTACCGTTGCCTTTAAATGCTCCAACTAAAATAATTCCATTTGTATCTGAAACTGAAACAACTCCAACAACTCCAGAACCTGACTCTGGTTGTGTTGTTGTAAGTCCGCCACCACTATTGACATATAACGTATCTCCAGCGGTATATGAATTAGTGTTAACTCCAGTAAATACTCCAGATAAAACAACAACACCATCTGATTCATCGCCGATTGCAGATTGTGCTAATCCAATTACAGGAAATGTTGTTAAATCATCTGCATCACATTTAGTAATTTCTGGTTTACCAGTTAATGCATCATATCCAGAAATATAAACTGGATCTGATTTATTTATTGTTTCTCCACTATTATTTGTTACTTCAAATGTATGATAAGGTAATCCAATAGTAGGTAAAATAACCTCAATACGCTCTGCTAATGATTGAATATCTCCTGCAACATTTACAGGATCAGAATTAACAGGATAAGGTAAATCATAAATAGTTGTTTCGCCTGATGCCATAGTTATTATATTATAGCACTCCACACAACTTGACTCACGAGTAATATTTATGTTATACTAGTGCTATAGCACTGTATGGTGCTATATGCATTTTAGGAGGAAAAAACTTGACAAACAATAAAATGCTTATAGGGGTAATTAGTAGTACATTTGTTGTAGTATCTATTTTAGGTGCTATTCCAAGTTATGCTGCTAAAAATAATTTATCTAAACAGGGAGTAGTTTCTCTTGCCACCCCAAAGGTGGCTTTTCTGCTTTCTATAGATGAAAACAAAAAAATACTTGATAAGTATGAAAATGCGACAAGTTTGACTGACAGCCAGTTGGTTGAATTACTTAAGGCAGTAGGGTTCAAAGGAAAAGGACTTAGAATGGCTTGGGCTATCGCTAAGACTGAATCCAATGGTCGTCCATTTGCTTTTAATGGAAACACCAAGACTGGAGACTCCTCATATGGAATCTTTCAGATTAACATGCTTGGAACTTTAGGTCCTGATAGACGTGACAAACTAAATCTTGATCTAAATGCTGAATTGTTTAGCCCAGTTAAGAATGCACAGGCTGTATTCTATATGACTGATGGCGGTACTGATTGGAGTTCTTGGACTTCATATAAATCTGGTGCTGTTCATAAATGGTTAAATAAATTTCCTGGTTAATAATTAGGAAATAAAAATACCCCCTTGGCTTTATGCCTTGGGGGTTATTTTTTTATATTATTAATTAACTAATACTGCTGCTTCTTCTGCTGTAAGAGGCTCTCCTGCAATAAGTTTAGCCTTAGCAGACTCTTTTAATGCAGTTTTTGCTGCTGCCTCTGCTTCAAATGCAGCCTTTTCTTCAGCGAATGCTGCTGTATCTTGATCACGTTGTGCAATCTCTGCTGGTGTTAATGGAAGAACAGTTACTTCTCCAGTAGAGCAATCAACAATAGTTTTTGTTAATATTTCAGACATTTGTTACCTCTTCCCATGTTTTCTTTTTTTCATTCCATGCAAATATTTTACCTTCTTCTACAGGCATTGGAACTGGTGCTTCCCATAAACATGTATCTTCATTAAGATTCCATGAGTTAAATGGTTTTGGTGCAATAAAAGCATCTCGTGCCTCATCAAATGTAAATCCAATTCCTGCATAATTCTTGCGATATGGTATTCCACCATTAACATGAACTCCACCTTTTGTATTATATGAAGTTTTTTTCCATGTTCCACCAAGACCTAAGTCATTTGCAAGAAATTCTTGTCCACGATATTCCTGTTGATCAGGTACAACAAGTACCTGAATAACTATATTATTCTCATCTATTTGTGCAAAATGTGCCATATGTTCTCCTAAGCCTATTATACCTTATTTAGCATATCTAATAATAACTAATCCAGAACCACCAGCGGCTCCAGTTCCATCACGAGAAGCACCGCCACCGCCACCTGTATTAGTAGTTCCAGCAGTTAGTCCAGCATCACTTGGACCAGAGCCATTACCACCACCACCTGCTCCACCTGCTCCACCAACAGAACCAGAGTTAGAACAGCCACCACCTCCACCAGCAAGTTTATAATTAGAACCTGTATTAGTTGCAGCAAGCCAACTAGAAAAGTTTATTGAATTATAAGTATCTGTTCCTACGCCTCCAACACCTGCGGTTCCTGAAGAAGCATTTCCTCCAGCGCCACCAGCGCCACCGCCACCGCCTGTGTAGTATGTTCCATTTTGTAGTGAAGTACCACCAGCATAACCTTCTACTGGTGAATAAGAACCAGCATTACCAGAACCAGCAGATATTGCTGTATTACTATTTCCACCACCAGGAGAACCACCAGAACCACCAGATTGTCCAGCAGTTGCAGTTGCTCCATGATATCCACCACCACCGCCACCTGTTACAGAATATGTGCTAAATCCAGTTCCAGAAATAGATGAAGTACCTCCACTATTTCCATATGAACCATAAGCGCCAGCGCCAGCGCCACCAGCACCTACTGTAATTGTATAAGAAACTCCTGTTGAAAAAGATGTAGATGCTGCTGCTCGTAAACCACCAGCACCACCAGCGCCACCTACTTGTGGACCACCACCACCGCCACCAGCAACTACCAAATAATCACAGGAAAGATTTGTTGATGGCGTAAATGTACTAGAATATGGAAAAACATGATACATATAAGTAGCATCTTGGTAAATAATTCCACCGCTTGCTTTGCTGGTATTAGGGGTAGCAGATATTCCATATAATGTTGCTGTAGAATACTGTGCCCAGTTATTTGAATTTTCTTCAGTAATTGAAATACTAGATATAGCCGAAGTATTTGCCCATGCTCCAGCCATCATATAAATATAGGCTGTTGTTGAATTATTTTCTGAATTATTATCACTCAAAACAGATTTATAATTTGAACCAGCATAGTTTGAAATATAAATAGAATGACTACTAAAAATATTTGTAGTTTGTGAAGTAGTATCTGTTACACCAAGAACAATATATGATGTTGGGCTACCACTACTGGGAGTTGATGAACCATCACCAGTAACTCTTTTATTTGTATAATTTGAAGCATTTGAATTAAATCTCATTAATGCATATGGTGTTCCAGTTCCAGTACTTCTTAATGATAAAACTAAATACAAATCAGTGTAGGTCTGTGGAATTGAATTAAATTGAATACTTGAAGAACCTCCAGATCCAACAGTTACAGTTTCTATTTTTACCATCGTATTATTTACAGTAGTTGCCATTAGACTGTATACCTCACTATCACAAGACCTGATCCGCCTGCTCCGCCTGCACCTGGTCTTACTCCATTATAGTATCCGCCACCGCCACCACCAGAACCAGTATTGG